TTTATCTAAGATTTAAGGTATGCAAGAAAGATTAATAAGAATGCTTACAAAGCTTATGAGAGATACAGCAGATAAGATAGATGCAGGTAACTGTGAAATGTCTGCTGATGAAGCTATGGACTTAATGGATATACTCTCTCATGAAACACTATCAAAGGATCAGGCTTGTAGCTATCTTAATATCTCAAGAAGCAGATTTGATGACTTAGTAAGAGAAGGTAAGCTACCTAAAGGTAAGAAGAGAAGAGGCTTCAAAGAACTTGTCTACTATAAAGATGAATTGAACAGATATAAAAAATAGCGATTTTTGGTATTAAGATTAGTATTACATTTAATCCCCTTAGCTTGTGAAAGTCAGGGGGATTTATTATATTTGCATAAAATTATTAAATTCATATACAATTAATTCATTAACTACCTTGCCTGTGAATGTAGGGTGGTTTTTATATACAAGAAGAGCAGGCTGTTAACCCGCTCCCCATATCATCTTAAACCATTTGTAATGCTTTCTCTCTTTAAGATATGTCATCCTATATCTGTACTTATTAGCCTCCTGTTCAAAACCTATATGTTTATAGGCTTCATGAGGAGAATACTTAATAAGCCTGATAAGCCATTCTATCCCATACCACACATAGAAGAAGACGTATAACATCTCTTTCATCTGTGCAGTGTGGATATATTCATGATTTAAGGTATCTTTCTTAGGTATACTTCCCTTATAGAAGATAACTCCAAAGAGATTGATAGCCTTGAAGCCATTGAAAGGTATTATCTTATTATGGATAAGCATCAGTTCAACCAGTTATTCATGATAGTTTCCCTTACATACATATCTACAAAGATATTCATAGACTTGAAGATAGTCATAAATACTACTGTAGTCAAGTTGCCCAAGATACCAGCAATCATATCTCTAGTGCTGAATGTTGACTTCTTGATATAACTATCAACAATAATTTCCTTGGCAACAGCAATAATCAAAGTACCTACAAATGAAAGAGCAGATACAAGATTAAAGTCTACCTCATAATCAAAGTAATTCAGTACAAGGATGTACAGAATAGCAGTAATGATAGCACAGCAGATATAATGCAGTGTGTCATCTAACTTAATGTGAGCAGCAATCCACTCATCAATCTTTTCTAAAAATCTCTTCATAACTTTTCTATTTTAATTGTGAATAATTGGTTCTACTTTATTATCAATATTATAACCTTTAGACTGAATATTCTCATACATTATAGTATGTATCTCTTCATCATCCATTCCAGATTCATAGCTATCAAGTTTATAAGTTTCATACAAATTATTGAAGTATTCAGCATCTGCTATACTCACTTCAATAAAATCAATTTTAGTACTCATTCCACATACAAATGCAGAATAATGATTAAAACTTGCTAAATCAAGCAAAGTCTTACCTTCTGTTGCTTTATATTCTTTATATTCCATATTAATTACCACTATCAGCTATTGAATAATTTAATGCAAGTATCGTAGCTTTGTATGTAGCATATTGAGCATCATACATAATAGCATTGTACATAGGTGTACTTAAACTAATAACGCATACATTTCCTTCAATATCGTTTTCTTGAATATTTGGAAGAATCTTAGTAAGAAACTCATTAAAAGGTTGTTGCCAATTAGCAAAATTCCTATAATTAACCAGTGAAATATCTGTGTTATAGATATACACAAAATCAGACTGAATATTTATCTCGGTTGCACCATATCTAATAACACCTACATATAGTTTTCCATTAAGATTTGTAGCTATCAAAGGATGTATAACTGTTCTATTACTTAAAGCCCCTCTAAAAGTATTACATAAAGAAGCCTTCAAATAAGCATCATCTTGTAATATTTCATTATCAAAAGCAAATAAATTTATAGGTCCAGTAGATGTTCCAACTTCTGCTGGGTCATAGCCAAAACTAGCACAATTCATAGAAAACCTTAATCCATAATTTCTACAATCTACATATTTATATCTAAATGTAGTATGAGAAAAATCTTCGATATAAATTGAATCAGACCAAAGATAACTTATATAAGATAGTTCAATAGTAGTTTCTTTAGGAATGAATATTTTTACAATTCTATTTCTAGCTGGATATTCTGTACCAAAAAATATAGTTTTTAAAGATGGAATAGTAAAATAAAACGGTTTATTAGTAGTAAAACTACTCCCAATCTTAAAAGATACTAGGTTATTAGCATTCGTAAGTTTTACTATTTCTAATGCTTTTCTATTACCTCCTATATCTCTAAAACTATCGCTATATTCACTGATTAGGAATTTAGCTCTGTCAAAGAGGTTAAGGTATCTTATGTTAGTACAATCTATAGTATAAGGACTGGGTTTAGTAATGTACAGATAAGCACCATACATAAAATATCCCTGTCCAAGACCATGAACATTATTACCTATTATTATATCTGTTGTACCAGCATCAAATTTAGTGAGCTTATTGACTAATGATTGATTATATTGAGGCCAACTGTTATCATCCTTTACAATAACGTAAGGATTCCACATTGTAATAGAATTAACAGTACCTTCATAAATAATAGGATTATAGCATTGAATTTCATAAGGATATGCTCCATATCTATTTCCTAAACTGTCTGCCATGTCAAACATTAAATCCTCTCTTACATCACCATCTTCAGTACAATCATAAGTAATAGTACAAGGCTCTATTTCCTGAGCAATAGGGTCTGTTATCTTAGTAAGAGTGTCATCAAAAGATTCTGGAGTAACACCAAGAGATGCAGCACAAGATATCTGCATAGTACCAGTAGTAGCATATATATCATTTGCCAGCTTATTATCTATCAGATATTTCTTAGAAGCTGCAAGCAATACTATTGTCCATCTATTGTCTGTATATGTAAGTTCATTAATTTTAAGCCAATTTCTTATATCAAATTCCTTATCTGGATTTGTATAATAGAACTGATTCTGTATATATAAGCTAATGGGAAGATTAAGTCCTTTATTGTCATCATCCACTATAATAGTATGACTATTTACCCACTGATAGTTAATATGTCCTTCAAACCATCCATTAGTACAGTTACCTAAATCTCCTTTTATATATACAGTGCTTTTCCAATCTAGATTATCGCCACTATTTTTAAGATCATTTATAAGTACCTTACTATTACTACTTAGATTAGCACCAGTAATATCTATACTGATACTTTTCCTTCTTGGAATAAGATAGTTTATTTCAGTAAGATTACTCCAATCAGAGTTCTGAACTTCAATATAGCTTGATTCAATCAAATCAAATGTATGATTAAATTCTCTTATCCTATAACCATCAGGAAGTTTTGGAATAACTGTGAAAGGAAGTGTAGTAGCATTAAAATGTCCATATCCTCCTTTTACTTTAGCAAGTCTTCTCTGAATGGCATCATCCATCTGCTTTTGCTCCTCAGGAGTAAGTTCTCCATGCTCACCGTCAATATTCTTACCAGCAGCAATTACATGCTCAAGCCTATCCCAAGGATTATCAAATGTACCTTCAGCATCAAGAACATCCCAAGTAAATCCTAAGACACCCCATACACTTTCAACATTAAGCCAATAGAATACTCTGGTTACAGAAGTAACATATCCTACTATGTCTTCAACATTTTGGTCACATTGTCCTACTTTCTCAGCAAATTCATCGAAAGTATTACATACTACTAAGTTTCTTGTATCAATATGTCTTTTTCTATCCATAGTTATAAAGTATTAATTTCTAGGAGAACCTGGTACATAACTATTATCATCCCACCTTTTAACTGATACACTCATATTTGCAAATTTAGTTACAAAGTATCCTGTTTGTATATTGCCATCATTTACATCACTCCATGTACTTTCCATTATCCAAAGAGTAGTATGGTCGCCTAACTTATCTAAAGTAGTCTTAAGAACAGCTATATTTGCAGGAGTATTCAAGGCAAAACACCCTCTAATATCCAGACTACATCTGAATCCATTAGTAGTATTTGTACCTATTCTAAGATTCTTCAAAGCAACACAATCCTGAAAATCAAAAATTGAAATAGTACTAGAACCAGTTCCTATAGCACTTAAATTCTCAAGATTTACATCTTCAAGATATTCAAGCTCTCTAAAAGACAAATTAAAATACACATAACCAGTTCTTCTATAGAAAAGATGAATATGCGGAGATTTAGTCAAATTAGTACAATTTACAAAGTTTAAAGTAAACTGTGTATTACTTGGAACTAGAACCTCTACCTCATCATTGACATCAGAATAATAAAGATTTACATTACTTAGATCAGTAACTTCAGAGCAATTATCAAAAGGATTGATTGTATTAACACCTCCTCTTCTACTATTAGATCCAATATCATACTTGGTATTTTCAGTTCTGAATCTTACAGTATCTATGTAAATATTCTGAGTATCCATGCCTGTAAACTTACTAGCACACATATCAAAATATCTATAGGTATTTCCACTTTGTATTACATAAGGAAATGCTCTATCAGCAACAGCCACATTATCACCAAACTTAATACCACAGAACTCTACTCTATCAAGCCCTTGTATACTATTATTTTCATCAGGGTCAAAATCAAATGTATCATTAAATGTACAATCGTTAAATTGCCCCCAACCTTGAGTTCTAGGAGAAACTATACTGCCATTTAAGAAGTTATAGCTTATAGGAGCATTAAATATACAGCTCTGATAAATAAAACTATCATTACAAGTATTATTAGGTACTTGCTGAACAGGTAGATTCTCAATAAAGGTATTGTTAGCAAAAGCTGACTTTAAGCTGGTAATATAAGATTCCTTATTATTAAAATCTACATGAATTTTTTCAAAACCATTATTAAGAACAGATATATCAATGTAGCTAGGATGATAATATTTATCTCTAGCTATACTATTGAAAGCATTCTCTAAAGTAACCTTGTTATTGAAGTTTAAATCTATATTTAATATAGTATTTTGAATAATGGCTCTTCCAGATGAAGCCCCTTTTCTAAATTCATAAGGGCCTGCAATATCAGCAAAATGACTTAAATCAATAACTTCGTTAGAATCTACATTAGAATTAGTTAAATCCAGCTGAATAGTAGTTATCTTATCTGTACCAGATTCTGTATATCCTGTGAGAGAAGCACCTGTCAAGAATCCATTGAAGCTTTTAATGTTATTTAGTGTATCTCCTATAAATATATCATTGAGATTTACAGTGGCTCTAGGAATAATAGCAAGTCTAAAACAATTAGTAAGCTCTTCAAGACTTTCCATTTTAAACTTGAGATTATCAGTCAATACTCCATAAGAATAAAGTGAATCTATATTCTTAATATTGGGTATAGTAAAAGGAATGGCATTAACAAAATCTCCTTCATACATATATACTTTATTATTGAAGAACAACTTGTCAGCTTCTACAAGATTTTCAAGCAAACTTTCTCCAGTTATAGGATCAGCATAACCAAAAGGATGATTGAAATTACCTTGTTCATCTTGTCCATCTACAAAATGACATTCAAGTACCTGACTTGAATCTCTTTTAGGATAGGTAGTATCATCATTAGTACCTCTTTTGAAAGCCTTATTAGCAGCTATAAGATTACTGGTATTAAATCCTTCTATTCTGGTTACATTATACTGACTGAAAAGAAAATCGTTAATGTGCTGAAGTCTATGACCATCTATGATATGAGGAACTGTTTGTATGTTCTTAATCTTATAGAGATTACCACCTTTAAGAGTTTCAATAATAGGTTCTTCAGTTTCAGGGTCAGTACCAATTACTCTTTCATAATCATGCCATTCCCAACCAGAATAACCCCATATAATCTCAAGAAAGAATATCTTGCGAATATCATCACTGTGATTATATGTAGCTAGTCTAAATGAAGTAGATTGGTCATATCTATCTATGATACCACAAGCATCTGCTTTATATATCATATCTCTAGGTACTTGCTCATATTCTCCAGTTTCTTCATTAAATACCCAATGAAGTTCTTCCTCAGTTACAGATTCATCAATATCCTCAAACTTATACATAGGAGGATTATCAATATGTGCCTTATGATGCTTCATATTGCTAAGCCTTCTAGAGAATCTATATTCATCAGGTCTTTCTTCAGGATAATCTACAGCACTCCAATTAACCTCCTCAAATACAGGATTATCACCATATATAGTGTCATAATCTCTATTATAGTTAGCATTACCAGTTGGAAGAGGATACAGAGTAATATATTTATGGGTAAGAGTAAGCCATCTAGGAAGCATTTCTCTATATTTAGCAAGAAGAGCGTCAATCCTTTCTTGAACCATATCTCTTGCCATAAGTTTTTCCTTTAGCTTCTCTATTAAAGCATCAATAGTGGTTTGGTCAGGCTTTACTGCCTGACCTCCACCAACAATTATTTCACTATTATCTGCCATACTTTATTAAGTATTAGGATTAGGATAATTTGCTATATGCTGTGCTACTTGATTTTGAAGTTCTGTAATAGCCATCTCATGTCTTGCAAGAGCGTTAGCTATAACTCTTTCTTCATCCCACAGAGTTTGCTGAATATCCCTGAAGTATTCATCAATCAAATCCAGCAGCAAGTCCATGATTAAGTCACCGATGATTAACTGCAACCATGCCTTGAACTCATCACTGCTGAAGTATTGCTCTAAGTAGTCTTGAATTATATCTCCGATAATACCCTTAATCAAGTCTTCAAGCCAATCTGGGTCCATTATTTTGCTAAGCATACACATCAGCAGCTTCTTAAGGAATTCCTTGAACTGAGGGAACTTATCAAGGTTGTTGAAGATGTTCTCCACAGCTTCTTTAACACCAGCTTTAAGAATCTCAAAGTCCAATTCCTCCCAATAGTCACTGTCAATCCACCTCTCATAGATTAAGGCATCTTTGTCTGTACCAATGAATCTCTCAGTAACCTTTCTCTTGCCTTTAATATTATAACTGAGCCACAGGTTGTTCCTCCTTATCTGAGGAGGAACCTGTGCTCTTGTAAGTTCTTGGGTATTAGCCCAATCTGCACTAAAATGGTTATAATGATGGAATATATAGGCAATAGACCTTTCAGTTAAAGACTCAAGAATACACTTAAGCTCTATCTCAGGAACAAATTTTACATATTCCCCATCTACCAATTCATATAGTTGTTTTACTTTCAAATCACTCATAGCTTAACTTATTAGAAATTACTTATCCCAACCAAAAGTATAGTAGACATTACCCACACTCTTAGAAAGTATATTACCACTAGTGTCTGTTACTGCGTCATACAAATTACCTGTAAATGTCAGTCCATGTACCCACGCATTACTCTGAGTAGAGAAATAGTGAGGAAGTCTTGCATTCAATGATATCTGAACATGTGCATTACCACCTACAGCATTTCCATTTTCATCAAGCCATCCATCAAAAGTTATTGTCTCATTAATCATCTGGTCTGTAGGCTTGCTTCCATCATTAAATGACACATCTATACCCTGAGGGAAGTATCTTACATACAGTGTAATAGGACCTCCTGTATTATTATAAAAGTCATAATGGCCGTCAGTCTTTGTAAGCTTTACAGGAGTACCGTCTAATGTAGACACATGCCAAGTATTCTTTCCAATAGCTTTATCCGTACCTATATCCTCAGGAGCCACATAGTCTCCACCGTATACATGGATTGGAAGGTTAGAGAATACTGGATTACCCCAATTCCAGCCAGTTCCTGCATCTACTACCATGTTTGCTGGCTTTGTTGCTACAAATCTTCCATCATTCATCTGATCCCAGTAGCCATAGGCATTAAATTCATTCCAGTCATTTGTATTATTCCAGACCTCAACATATAGCTTATCACCAAAGTCAGTTTCCACAGTACCAGTATAATCCAAAACAAGTTCAACTACATCATTCTCTACAACATCCTTAGTGGTTGTCTCTTCTACAGTCCTGCTGCTATTTGTCCTAAGCATCCACCTATAGTTCTCAGGAGCTGCTGAATTGACTGTCATAGTACCAGTATCATAAGTCATATTGAAAGTACTAGTACCAAGTACATTCTTGGTAAGAGTCTCTCCATAACTGCCCTCTCTTGGCTTGACAGACACAGAAGCTATTGTATTGGTATTATTGATTACCTTATAGCTATGAGTATCATCCGTACTTCCACCATCTCCAGGAGTGTCATCATCAGGATTAGTTCTAGGTCTTAAGGTAATGTAAGCCTTACCATACCTGAGAGTAGCCTCAGTAGTGACAATATTGTTGATTACCCAATCATATACTACAGGTGACTGCCCTTCCTTGTTTACAGTAATAGGACCACTTGTAATCTTGATAGGATGTATATCCTCATATCTGTCAAACTCATAGTACCAATTAGCCTTGATTCTCTTATCCTCAATGCCATTGACATTCACATATACATCATAGTCAGTCAAGTTCTTGATAGTATATGCATACTTGGTCTCAGGCTCTGCATAAATAAGCCTTATGAAGATATATCCCTTGATATCCTCTTCCTCTGTAGGAGTAAGTCCATGAGCATCACACCAAGCTTCATTGCCTTCATAATAGATTCTGTCCAACACTATGGCAGCAACATCACCAGAAGTAACAGTAACCTCAAATCCAACACCTGCAAGCCTTGAGTTGAAACATCCAATTATCTGCTCAGTAGCTTCATTAACTTCAGTATTAGTTTCCCAGTCAAGAATCTGACTTTCAGTCATTCCTTCATAATACTCATTAGGAGTAACTGTGAGATACTTGTAACTATGACTAGTATAGCAAGAAGCTGGATTAACATCTTTCCTATAATATCTCAGTTTAATATCTGCATCCTCAGTGTGAGTATTGTCAATGATGAACTTCATGTTGTATACATCCATATCAGGTTCATCCTTAGAAAGCTTGCTGAAGGCTACAAAGTGATACTGACCATCACAAGGAAGGAATATACCTTCCTTAGTTACTTCTACTTCCTGACCATCAATAATCTCAGTCCTAGTATAGGTCTTATACCAAGGATTTTCCTCAGAGTTATATACATATTCATCACCTCTGTCTACTGACATCTTGATTGATGAAAGGTCTTCACCAGTATCTCCATCCCTAAGCTCTATAAAGCAGCTTCCAAGATTGAGTTCCTCATCAGCATCAATGCTTATACCCTTATTCTTCCTTTCATACCAAGTACCTGAAATGAAGTCAAAATCAAGGTCTACAAGCTGTGCAGCTTCCCATGTAATCTCATGCCCATTGTTAGCATAATGAGGCTCTGGATAAGCTATATGAAGGTCAAATGTAGTTTCAGGTAAATCAGTTCTAACTTTAAACTTAGTATAAGCTCTACCAGCAGGACCGACACCATCATCACAACATCCAAACTCTCCACAGTCATCTGTCTCACCACCACACATAAAAGCCTTGAAAGCAGCCTTCTCTTCATCTGTGAGGTCTAATGTACCATTGAGAATCTGGTAGATAAGGTCATGCATGAACTTCTCATAAGGATTGTCATCAAGTTTATACCATCCATCAGACCTTCCTTCATAGATTGCAGCATCCCTCAATTCCTCACCAACAATGGCATACTTGCCTGTGTAAGTACCAACATATACTCTGAGAAGCTCATCAAGGTCATTATACCATCCTATGAACTTGCTGACATCATTGTAAACACTTCTCCAGTGCTCAAGATTCTCCCATTCATAGTTGTTGATATTATTGTACTGCCATATCTCCCAGTGTACAGCACCTTCTTCATCCTGAGTAAGAAAAGAGAGTAATGCACCTGGTTTCCTTGATACCTCTGCAACACTCTTTACAGCCTCTTCAAGAGTATAGGTTATAAACTGCCCTGTATGGTCTATATCCTTGAGAATGATTATACCCCCGTCAGCATAGCCTACTACATTCATAGGCTGCCAGTATTCCCTATTGGTAATCTCCACACCTTCTGGAACACATTGTTTGGATATATAGGCTACAAGGGTATGCTCATCCCTCACCAATGAAAGCCTCTCATAGTGCTTAAATCTGTCATGAGTGCCACATGGAGTAGGGACTACCTTTCCTAGATTCCTCTTGAATTTCTCAAGAAGCACTCCAGTAGGGGTTGAGTAATAATTACATCCTGTTTCCATATTATGCGTTATAGTTTAAATCATTGTCCTCTATTGTAAACACCCCCCTTGACTCTGGAGCCTTGAGATGTTCTTCATATAAATTGCCAGTCTCTAAGTCCACATAGAACTTAGTACCTTCATCGCAGCCAATGAGAGCCTTAAGCTTACCATCCTCTGTAATTGGAAGTGGAACCATGCCATCAAACTCAGCACACCTTGAGTTTCTGTAGATAAGTTTAAGTTGCCCCTTGATGTACTTAATAAGGGTTTCTGCAAGCTTGTCCTGACCAAGCTGATGAGCAGCAATGGCAGCAGCAAACATGTGCCAGCAGTTAATGATATTCTTGTTTGCATTCTTGCAGGAAGCCTGACAGTCATGGAGCATCTGTTCCCCAAAGTCAGCTATGGCAACTAGTAGCTTCTGGTACACACAAGCCCATTCTGCAGGGATTGTCATGTATACTACCTCTGGATTAATCTCCTTAAGGCACTCTTCCTTACCACAGCCTCCTTTTACATGTACTCTGTTATAGTTAGTCTCTGCCATTATTCTACACTTAATTTTATATATAGATTATACAGTAAATTATACATCTTGTCATTGACATAAGTAGAGAAAGGTAGTGCCTCCATTACTATGCCAGCAAGAGCTTGTCTTACCCAGAAGCAGTCACTTCCGACATGCCCAATCTTAGCTCTGTTAGCCTCAATCTCATAGTTCTTGATTATCCTATCCTGAAGATTCTTCTCAAGAACATTTATATCATATAGTCCGTTATACATCACTTAGTGGTTTTAGTCTTATTAATCTGCTTCTCCTTGAGCCTTGCATCATCTGCTTGTTTCTTCTTGTCAAGAGCCAGTCTTTCATCAAACTGTCTTGCAGTCTCAGCCATCTTCTCCCTCTCAATATCATTGAGTTCAGCATTGTCATGATTCATGATAGACATCCTAATTTCTTCAGCTCTTGCATTAATTTGAGCCGTAAGAATCTTAGTCTCATTGTCTTCCTGATGCATCTGATAATCCATCTGCTGTTTCTGCTGTTCAAGCTGAGCCTGCTGCTGGAGTTGCTGCTGCTGAATCTGAAGTTGCTGTTGCTGTGCCTGTTGCTGCTGTTCCTTTATTCTCCTTTCATTGAACTCAACCATTCTCTGAACCTCAGAGATTGAAGAAGTAGTATATATCTTCATGATAGTAGAGAAGTCAAGCAACTGGTTCTGCAAGGCTGCCTGAGCAAGCATATCAAGCTTTTGCTTAAGCTCTTGAGTACCATTGCTGTTGTCTACCCACAAGCCATAGTCACACTCTGCAAACTCATCCCCGTCAATATCAGCCATAGATGCAGAGCCATCAGAGAGAATATATCTGAACTTTATCTTCCTTCCCTTATAGGCTATCTTAGCAGTCTCAAGAAGGCACTCAAGCACTCTTCTCTTGACACTATCATGAGTAAAGAACAGCCATTCAGTTGAGTGAGACGACTGCAATGTTGCCCTTTCCACACCACCTACAGTCTCTCTGTTACTAATCTGTCCTTCCCTTTGCTTTGATATGCCTGCAAGTTCTCCAATCTTACCAGCTATCCACTCAAGAAGAGTTATGTGCTGCTGAATCTCTGAACCAAGAGAAGCATCAATCACACCATTGGAATTATTGTTCATAGCACCAGCCATAACTCCAGTAGACCTGCCTACATCACCTTCCTTAAAACTATCCTCTACAGCTATGCCATTGACATTGAGGAAGTACATCCACTTCTCTACATCCCAACCCTTTGGAACCTTTGCAAAGTCAAACCTGATAATTTTACCCATGTTCTTTGCAAGTATCTTATTGAGTCTGTCATGTATGATGTCATACAGATAGGCATAGGGTTTCATAATGTCTACAAGAGAGTAGGGGACACTACCATTGACATTGTAGATGGAACCTATGATACCAAAGTGGCATCTTGAAGGATTACTAAGCCTGTTATATTGCACAGGTCTTGGTCTCATGTTTACATAGATATCAGAGCCAATCTTAGTGCCTTCCCATGCTTCATTTACCCAAAAAGTCTGTTCTTCCTCACCAAGCTCTGGTTTGCAGTTGTAAGTTTCTGGGTAGAAATTGAACTGCTCTTCACCAGTCTCAGGATCATAGCTCTTAACTTTCTTGATTTTTCTTCTTGACTTCCAATACACTCTAAGTACCCTGATATTGCCATTAAGGTCGTATGGGAGTAGGGTAGTGTCTATCTGATTATCAAACAGGTGTAGAGGGTCTATGAATGAATCTCCTGCAGTCCAGTCTAAAGCCAAGTTAGGAATGAAGCCAAATCTTGGGTCTACATTATCCATAGAGTCTGTATAAGTACTGCCCATATTGTCAGGGGCATTCTCTATAGCCTCAATATCCTTCTTTGAGAGCTGGTCCCAGTAAGTGTCAATCACCTTGCCTGGAGACCAATAGTCCTCAAGAATTATCATATCAGCATCCTCTATGTTCTGTGAGTAGCCACTTCTGATAACCCTCATCTTCATAGGATCTATCTTTTCAACTGTAGGCTCACCTCCAACAATATCCACCTGATAGGCTTCTTCACCCACAGTATATGCATCTACAAAACCCTTGTTGAAAAGCTGGTCTAATTCTAGTTCCTTCTTGAAGTGATTGAGAAGCATATTAGCCCTTATCTCCCTCTTGTCTTGATACTCATACTGTAGGTAGTCTGAAAGCCTCTGAATCTCTTGGTTATATTGATCTTCAGACATTGAAGCATCAGAAATTAATTCTTGCAGTCTTTCTACAGCTATTTGGTTTTTCTCATCCTCTACCTCAGAGACAGCAGTAGGATTAGTGACTATAACCTTATAGTCAAATACCCTCTTGCTCTCTTCTCCATGCAGCACCTCTAGCTTTGAATTCATCACAGAGTAATGTTGTATGGCATCTGGAATGAAAGAAGCATCAATGTGATAGGGATTAAGGAGCATCCTTAAGTCTGACATGTGTAGTGTACCATTGATTAAGTCGTAGTTAATCTTCATGGCAAACACTGATTTCCTAGTCAAATGGTAGTGTAGAAGACTATGGTCATCCCCAAAATCCACCACCTTTTTTCGCCAAGCTTTATTCTTCTTATTGAAGGAAAGCTGTTGACGAGGAAATCCACCTATTGCATTATATGCCATATATTTATCGTTTATATCTATCTAACAGCGAAAGTACAAAAGGTGTCTATGTCAGCCATGTTGTTAAGGAAACTGCTTATCTTATCTAATTTTATTAATGGGTAGATACAAGAAAAGGGCATACCTGAATAGGTACACCCTTTGTAAAAATAAAATTGTAATGACCAAAAAGACACCATCCCCCCTCTTCACAGAGGTCTAATGCATATCCTGTGTAAAGGTACTCTATTGTAAGAGAGGTTACAACAGCCTAAAGAAAGTGCTTAGATAGTTACTCATCTGATTCTTTAGGATTAACTACATAATTCAGATTGACTCTACTTCTACTAGATAATCTTCCTTTGAAGAAGTACTGAGGATTCAGCAGATATTCACCTCTATACCTTTTTATAAGCAATCCCTTCTTGCAGAGGGCACATACAGCATTGTCTATTGCGGCATTAGAGATGTCTAAACCATTTTCTCTGCAAGACTCTTTAAAACCAGAGCCAGTATACACTACATTACCTTTTTCTTCATTCTCTGGATTATATGTTGAGTACTTCCAACAGCAGATAAGTACTTTAAGGTGATTACCCTTGAGTTCCATAAGTTGAGGGCAGCTTGAGAAGAATACCATGATGAATTCATCGAGAGAAATTTTCTTTGTGATATTCAAGTCCAATATTTCACCAGTCTGATTGTCTACTAGTGAATAGTCTTCTGACTTTTCTGTAATGTATTTAGTTGCCATAGTGTATAGTTTTATATAGAAACAAAGATAATAAATTTCCTTTGAAATTCCAAGAAACTAATATTGAAAATTAGGAATACATAAAAAAGTTAGGATGTGATGATGACGTGGTTAATAAAGGTTAAACCTAACATATAAATTATAGTTCCTAACCTATAAATTAGGTAATCTAATCTATAAATTAGGAGAAATTCTTAATAGCTATTGATAATCATGCACTTTATTATTTCTTTCTTCTTGTCTATTCAAGATATGGTTAAAATGTATGATGTTTTACTATAACATATCACTTTTGAAGGATATATAAAATAAAATGGCAAGCCTAAACCTGTCCCTTTGGAGAAATGTCTTTGTTATTAGTTTTCTGTTGGCTTTTGAAGGATAATATGTTCTTCAAGAATTTAAAGAATCTATTAGTTTTGGGTTTAGTACATTTCTCTAGAAATTTCTCTTCAAATAGTTCTTTTAGAACATTTTCTTTTATGCTTGGATATAAAAGATTTTGAACATCTTCAATATATTGTGCCTTCTTAGCAGAATCTAAAGAAGCCCAAGAATTACCCCAGTCCTCTTCATAAGGATAATTATCTAGCTTTTCCTCTATTCTTCTATGCAATTCGGCTTCAAAAATTTTCCTTGCGCGTCTATCTTTAATAATTAAACGAAATGGCATAATACTTAATCTTTACTTGAATTAGGGAATATCATATTAGTAGTACCAATGGTCAGCCCAATACCAGGTATATAATTCTGAGTCAATGCTGCCCAGAAGTTTCTTCTATCTTCATCAGTACTTCTTTTTAAATTTGTTAACTGGTCATTGGCTTTCATGGAATTTTTTATAGCATTGTTTACACGTATTCTTCCAAATAAACCTGTTGGATAAGGCTCAAAAGGCTTTAAACCTATTGCCCTTCCAGCATCTGCAGTATGTGCATGAAGCTCATTGGGTTTCATTATTTCTGCATTCTTAGGGGTGTCATCTCTGACTATATCATCAACTTTTGATTTTAAATACTTACTTGCATTATTCCGTTGGGTACGTTCAGGTGAAAAATAATACTCATCATATAGCATGTCCTTTACATCGTTTGGTAGCTGCTTATCAGATGCTTTAGTCCACCTTTTATATTTAGGGCCTTCTGGCTCTCCTATATGCTGCCAATGTAGTCCTTCATGATATGGAGTTTCTGTGTTTACTATTTGAGCTCTATCTAAATTTATTGTATTAGTTGCAGGCGTATATCCTCCAAAGCTATCTTTATCTCTCTTACTGAATGTAACATTGGGCAATTCTTCATTTGGGATTGTGAACAGCTCTTCTGAGAATTCTCCAAACCCTCTTTGTTTAGATTCTTCTGAAGCTCTCTTCACAAGATCTTTATACTCAGGAGATTTCTTATATTGATACGCATTTCCAATGGACTTCATTATATAAGCATCTGTCATTTCTGGAACTTTTAAGGAGGGGTTGAGGTAGTTGCGTGCTTTAGAGATAGTACCTCTTAAGTTCCTAAGGGGCTTCTCAATGAAGTTAGGCAATGCAATTAATCCTGCAAGAGCAGCAGCAGTACTATAATTACCTTGTTTAGCTGCATCATATACTTCACCTGCATACATAGCATCTCCAATGACAGGCATATAGCTTGCTACTTCTGCTGCAGGTTCTGCCATAGTTCTTATAGCTGAATTTGGATTAACTTTGGTAAAAGTACCATCAGAATTAGCAATAAACCCACCGTTGGAAGGACTTACAGGATGAGTAGCACTATAGGTAGCTGCCCTATTTTCTGGCTTGCTGTAATCTATATTTAACTGCCTCATTGCAGCTTGCATAGGAGTATCATTCAAAAATGGAGTAAATGGTGTGGTAGTGTTATTATCAGTGTTTCCTCCTTCAGCAAACTTATTATAGGCTTCCCTAATCTCAGGCAAAGTAGTAATGCCATTCCTTACAGCTGCCCTCATCATCTCTGCCTTCTCTCTTATTGATAAGTCATTCCATGTAGTCATATAGTAATATTTTCGCCAAATATACTAACTATTTTCCTCTTATGCAATACCTTAAATGCCTTGTTCTGCCCATATATCACCAACTGTTAACTCTTGAGTACCTCTTGCTTTGCCTTGCTCCTCAAGCTCTTTGGCTACAGCCTTCTCTACCTTCGCAAGCTCTTCAATAAGTTTAGGCATCTTTGACATAGCAGCAGTCATTGTATTGATGACAGCTACCTTATCCTTCTCATCAAGGTTTATATAGTCCACACTATTAAGAGCCTGACGAAGCTTATAGATGTTCATCCTAGTATCCTCAAGAAGCTCTGTAGAGGTAGTTATAGTAAGCTTCTTGTATATCTCCACAGCAGCCTTGAAATCAGCTGAAGGCTTAAAGTCTGTAATTCCCTCTTGAGCCATCACTTCTTTCATTCTCTCTTTCTCATCTATGATATATGAGTAGTTACTGGTAGGATCATAGGTAAAATAGATAAGTGACATCTGCTTGTAGAACTGTTCCTTACCAGTAGTCCTATCTTGGTTCCACAGTTTTCTGAAAGGCTTTACAAGTAATGCCTCATCAGCTATCTTTATTTCATAATTCTCAATTCGTATTAACTTCATAGCAATTAAAATTAAAAAAGCCTGAGCCTTCATTATAAAGACCCAGGCCCACATCCAAACAATTCTTCTACTACTATTACCAACTAATTCAACAATATCTTCTTCTCACCAGTAATGATGGTAGGCTCATCTTTCTCCTCACCTTCAAAGACAAACTGTATATCCCTGTCCTTGAGCATAAGGCATTCCTGAGGCTTACCATTCTCATCATCCACAGTCACCCAATTGAAGTTCCACCTGATGGTTGGATTATTATCCAAGTCATTCTGTACTGAATTGGGTGAATACTTCTTTACCATGTAGTCTGCAGGGTTTATCATCACCATGTCACCTACATTGATGTCCTTTACCATAGAGCCTACATAGAGTACTTTCTGCCAGAGCTTGAGGTCTCCCTTGTTGGCTACTATAAGTCCATTTTCATACATGTCCTTCTCAAACTTATCACCTGTGGTAATCAGGTTTGTAAACAAAGGCTTTATTGATTTAATGTGCAACATTTCTATTCTGTTTTATTTGATTGACTATACTATTATACTTCTTCATTCTCTTATACCTGTCAAGAGTCACATGCAGCTTGCCTATAGAAGGAATGTTCACATTAGGCTGTAATTCCATGAACTGCTCATCTGTGAGGTCTTCCTTCAAAGGCAGGGATACTATATGCTCTCTTACTGACCTCCAATAGGCTCTGTACACCTTGTTGACCAATTTCTTAGTAAGACCAGTCTCCTTTGCAACCTTTCCTATAATTTCATCAAGTGTCATTGTGGCTGGTTCTCCTTGAAGAGTATAAGCAGTTGAAAATACCCATTGTCATCCTGTCTTATATTAGGGATGAGCCTTGGATTGATGATATTACCCAGAAGCACCTTGTTCTTCCTTAGGTTGCTTATAACCACATAGAAGTGCTTAAGGGTAATGTTGCATTCCTCCATTACCTTTCTCTTAGTATCATCACTCATGACCATTGCATCAAGTATGGCAGGATCCTGCACTCTCTTTGAGAGTTCCCACCTCTGCTTCAGAAAGCTTGCTATGACATCAATCTCTCTGTTTGTAAGGTTGATGAATGGTCTTAGGAAGATGCACCACTTCCTGAAGAAATCCTTGCTCAGGTCTGCAGGGACAGTCACAATATTATTAGGCTTCTGCAGTTTCCTGCCCTCACCTGTTATTACCTTTCCTGCGCTTTCCATAGTAACTTAGTTTGCTTGTTTCTCTTCCTCTGGGGCAATAATTATTGCCTCCTTGATTTCATCAGCACAAGCTTTTGCAAACTCTGCATCAAACTTGTCTGCATTCTCAAGCACCATAAACAAGTAGTCCAGTCTCTTGAACATTGCAGTACTTGAAGCCTGCTGCAATGCCTTCTGGAGATACTGATTCTCCTGAGAGAGCTTCATTGCCACCTCATTGAGCTGCTCATAAGTCAGCTTCTGTGTAGGTTCCTTGTCTACCACTTTCATCTTAGTCTTCTTATCTTCCATATTTCTCCTTGTTTTTATTCCATAAATACATTCTTAGTTCATCTATTCTGTTATCCTTTATCAATTTGTTGAAGAACAGTATAACAGCATCTGCCCTTCCAAGACCCCCAGGAAACTTCTGGTACATATTCCTTATGATGACATTCCATATAGGAGACTTGTACACCATGACCTTCAGTTCATCCACTGAAGCCTTGAAGTAGTTTGACTTCCTTGGATCATTGGTCTTTGTCACAAATTTATGGCCATACCTTCTCTCATAAAGCCTCTCCCAGTTGTCTATGGTAGTAGTAAGTACATCTGAACAGCCACAGTCCATGCAGCAGTCAGAGTCAATGGCATCTTCATACTTTATCTTAAGGGAGTAGCACTTTGAACAATATTCAACAGGCTCTTCGTCATAGCTACCAGTATTCCTTTGTTCAGACATAGTACTGACTTTTAAGTTACACCTTATTTATAATATAAGAGAAAGAATGTTCCTCCCTGCTCATAGAGCTTGAGCACATCTTCCCTCTGTATACCCTCAGAATTCACTCTTTCAACAAGCTCTCTTAGGGAGTCTGTATGCAATATGCACAGTTCTTTCTTCATCACTTCTTCCTCCCTGTAGCTTTGGTTCTTGCAACACTCTGCATTGCACTGGCTCTCTTGGTAAGATCTGCAGCTTGTTGCCTTGCTACCTTGATAGCCCTGTTCATGCGATTCTTATCTCCCATTATCTCCTGATAGCGTGCCATTGTCTGTGCATCACTCTCAGCTTGCCATTGCTGTTCGTCCTTTGAAATCCTTGATACCATGTCTGTTTTTATTTAAAGTAAAACTATAACTATTGATTATACATCGTTTGTTTACAGAGAGTTAGATAACTAACTTTTCTCTTTTGCAAAGATAAATAATTTATTTACTATTCTCAATAGGGATTTTAGAAATTAACTATTTTTAAGAATTGTAATCTCTATAAGGTATTTTGTTTATTGGAATAAGGTTGTATTTTTGCCACAAACTAACTCAGTAACAAATCATGAAAGTATTACTAATTTATTACAGCTGGAAAGGAATGCTTATAGTATTAAGAATATAAGCATCTAAACATCAGAGGACTACACAAGATATTAGGAATTTAAGTCACAATCCCCCAGCTTCCGCGATGATAGAAAAGGTTTAAAAAGGTTATAAGTTGGAAAGAGGGAATTTGTGATGAATTTCCTCTTTTTTCTTGTTCTTCCATGTTTATGGAGGTGTCCCCATGTATTCAAAATGTATTACAAATGTATTACACCTTTGAAGTATATTTGAAGAAGTGTAATACATTTTCAAGCAGTTTTTATCTTGTTAACACTAATTTAAACATTCTTCACAATGATTAACAAACTACCTCAAATAGCACTTGTATTTGACAGAAGAAAGAAATCCTCTTCAAACAAGAAAGGAATAATAGAGATAAGAATAACACACAACAGAAGACAGGTATACCTTAGTACAGGTATATCTGTGTATCCTAACTGCTGGAAGAATGAGTCTATCATAAATACTCCAGAGGCACTAGAGTTAAATCAGGCCATTGGAAGACAGGTTACAGACATAAGGCAAGTTATACTCTCCATGATGAAGGAAGGCTATATAGACATTGCAAGAATCCCTGAGATGCTCTCAAAACTCCATACATCCAGCCAGACTTTCGTTGAATACTGTAAGCAAAGAGCTACCATAAGGAAGTATGGTAAAACCAAGGATAGCAGAGAAAGATATGACAGGTTTATAAGGCTGTTCGAGGAGTGGGGAATAATAAGGACTTTTGAAGATATAACAGAAAAGAGTATAATAGCTTATGATAAATACCTAATATCCAAAGGTATGAAGCCTTATAGCAAATGGAATAACTATCACAGGTTCCTAAACAGCTTTATCATGGATGCCATTGATGAGGGGCTGCTACAAAGGAATCCATACAAATGGATCAGCATAGACAAAGGAGATAAGGTGAGTATCATGAGAAAACATCTTACTCCAGAGGAATTCTATAAGATAAAATCCGTAGAACTTCCAACCAAATCCCTTGAGAAAACTAGGGATGTGTTTGTATTCCAAACATATACCTGCCTTAGCTATTCAGACCTCAAGACATTTGACTTTAGAAAGATAAAGGAAGTAAAAGGCATGAAGGTATATACAGGCAAAAGACAAAAGACAGGTGAGTCCTTTGTAGTTCCCCTTATGAAAGAAGCTTTGGAGATACTCTTGAAGTATAACAATAAACTACCTGTAATAAGCAACGTAAACTACAATGCCTATCTGAAGGTGATAGCACAGGCTGCAGGAATAGATAAGCCTATAAGTACACATTGGGCAAGGCATACAGGAGCTACATTGCTACTTAATGAGGGAGTGGACATGCAGATAGTGTCCAAGATATGTGGGCACTCCTCCACACGAATTACAGAGAAAGTCTATGCAAAGTTACTTGATGAAACTGTGGTAGATGCCCTTTTGAGAGTAAATAAAAACTCCTCTGATCTTCACAGACAAGAGGAGTAAACTATTAATCTTTATAGCTATCTATTATGACAAAAAGTTAGAGAAATGTCCTTATTTCACTATTTCAACATACCTTGCATTCTGATTCTCCACATAGGGATTCCTTTCTATGATATCAACCCTAGTGACAATGTGCTTCTTCTGAAACCACCTTAGGAAAAAACACTTCTTTGGGGGATTGACCGTTTCTTTCTTTGAGGAGACTACCACATACTTCTCACTTCTGAACTCTGGAGTGATGATGACTTCTGAGGGATACCTCATGTTAAGTTCTACATTATACCAACCATCACCAAATATAGTATCCAAGGCAAAGGCTGGCTCCTTGAAGATGGTATCCCTTAATACCAGAGTATCAACCTTTCTGAAGTCTGACGATATTTTCTGGAGTGCCTTGAGGTTCTTGTCCTTTATGCCCAGTTCTTTCCTTGCATTGTCAAGCTCAACAAGCACAGAGTCATTGAAGTATTTCAGTTGGCTTACAGTAAGCTGCAATGACGTATTTTCATCCTGAGAAGCTGACAGCATGGAGCTATAAGCCTTAGTATTGGCAGCTTCCCTTTTCCATTCTTCTTCTACTTTGTTAATATATCTCATAGCCATTGCAAGTGCTACTGCAAGCCCAACCGTTATGATTATCAGTGTCTTTTTCATTCTTTGTAAGTTTATGACAAAAGTAAAAAATTATACGCCATATCAAATGGCAATAAATACCTTACATAGAACACCTTAGAGGAATCTTTAGATAAACGGCTACAGTGGTACCATAAAGTAACTTTGCTATATAAAAACAACAGATTATGAGTACAGAGATTGTAATAGCATTACTGGGCATATTAGCAAGTGTAGTTACCTTTGTCCTTACTAGGAAAAAATATATTGCTGAAGTGGAATCACAGAAAATTGAAAACATGAACACCTCCCACGAACTCTATAAGAAGGTAGTGGAAGATACTTTTGAGATGCAGGATAGGCGAATTAAAGCCTTGGAAGCTGAGAATGAAGACCTAAGAAAACAAATAGAAGTCCTCAAGAAGCAGATATTTGATATAATAAAGGATAAGGTTGATCAATGAAGATACTTGTTGATAGGAAATGGAAGAAAGATACATACACCATTGGAAGGATGTATGTAAATGATGCATTCTTCGGCAATACTATGGAGGATACAGACAGGGGTCTTAAGCAGCCAATGTCACTTAGTGAAATCAAGGAAATAAAGCTTGCAGCAATCACTGCAATTCCAACAGGAACCTATAAGATAAGAATGGATATAATCAGTCCAAAGTACAGCCTCAAACCTTGGTATGTAAGTAACTGTCATGGTGCAAGGATGCCTAGGCTTGAGAATGTCCCAGGCTATTCAGGCGTACTGATACATCCTGGAAATACAAGTAAGGATACAGATGGCTGTATTCTTGTGGGAAAGAATGATGTAAAGGGTATGATCACAAAGTCAAAGGATTACTTTCTTAGGTTGTACAATATGATGTATGCAGCCTATAAGAAGGGAGAAGATATTTGGATTACGATCAGGTAGTTGATAAGTTTTTAATTGTTATTTAGTTGTTTTTTAATTTCTTGCGTTTTTCATAATGTTGAGTTTTTAAGGTTAATTAGTTAGCAGAAGAGGGAAGCTGTGAAGCCTCCCTCTTTTATTATATATAAGGTGTAAAGTCAAAGTCTTTATTTGCTGTCACCCACATATCAAAGTTTCTGTCTGAACTGTCCACTTCATAAAATATGCATCTCATCAAGAAAGAGATGAAATCCCTCTTAGAAGTAAAGCCCATTCCATTGACAAGATAAGCAATGTCATCAGAAGTACATCCTGAAACATTGTAATATACCTTTTTCTGTAAAGCTCTGTGTATTTCAGCTGAAGTCCATCTTTTTGAGCCAGCTGCTTTATAAGCCAGCTCTTCAGTAAAATGCTTACCGTGCTTTGCTATGTATTTATCTAATCCCTTCATTCATAGTCTTATTGGTTGATACTGCAAAGATACTCTTTATCTTAAGATGCACCAAACATTACCGACTGAATCTGTAATATACTGATTAGTAATATGTTGTAAAACACAAACATTGCCTATGAAATCTTGCATAGTAACTCTCTCATCTTCTTTTCATCAGATAAGTCTTTCCATTTGAACCTAAGTACCTGTATTTCTGGATAGCTACTCTGTATGTCCTTGGTCCTCTGCTTGTCATGCATCCTATGCTTATCATGAAACTTACCATCCACCTCTATAATTACGTTTGCCTCTGGAATGAAGAAGTCTGCAATATAGTATCTTACTATCCATCCATCGTCAGCATAGATGTAGAATATCTTCTGAGATTCATACTTAATCCAGTTTCTATCCAAGAAATCCTTCATCCTTTCCTCTAGAGGAGAAGGCCATGCATCCATTTCAGCTGACCTATGCTGGGCACTTCTCATTATCTCTCTATTGTGCTCTTGTATTCTGTTACTCATTTTGCTCTTTCTTGGAAGGTTTAACCACAAATGTGTACTGTATTTTACTTCTTTCAGATAGCCTTCCTTTAAAGAAATATCTTGGATCCAAAAGATACTCTCCCTTACATCTTTTAATTAACAGCCCTTTTCTGCACAAAGCACTGAAGGCATTGTCAATATTGGCATCTGAAGTATTAAGTCCGTCTTGTCTGCAGAATTCTTTAAATGAAGGATTGTTGTGGACTATATTACCTTCAGCATAGTTTGCAGAATTATACGAAGAGTACTTCCAACATCCCATCAGTACTTTCAGCTGCACTCCGTTTAGTTTGTAAAGCTCTGGATAACTGGCAAAAAACACCATTATAAACTCATCAAGAGTAACTGCTCTTAGATGAGTATACTCAGTAAGTTCTCCAGTGTTAATGTCCACTACTGCATGATTTTCATCTTTTTCTGTAATAAATTTTTTTTTCATACTTATTGCGTTTTTAATTCCAAAGCAAAAGTACAGATGGGCTGTTATCTGACCAACATCCTAAGTTTTTCAGTGAGAATAACTTTAAAAAATGTAAAGTTTTTCTAAGTTCTTATATTAGAACCACTATGATATATGTTAGTTTCACTATGATATAGCATAGTTATTTTCACAAATATCTTAGTAGAAAATGATTTAATTCCTTTATTATCAAATACTTACAATTCTTTCCCTTCTTATCTTTTAGAGATTTTTTACCTATATCTATAATGTGTGCATAAAAAGAAGAGCCTATCTCCAAAAGTATAGTGTGTATATAAAAGACGAGGATTATATACACTACCTCCCCCTGCCCTTGGCAGATTGGGGACTATCCCCCCTGGTCATGTAATGGTTGCTGATTTCCAGCAATAGTTACACTCCATCAATGTCTGCTGCAGCTACAGCTATGCATCACCAGCAACAGTTACAGCTGCATTCATTCAAGGAATCAACAATTAAGAACCTGCTGAGAACCAGCAGTAATATCAAAGTAAAAATGAAAACAAGAGAAATTATCAAGAACATTCTAGTACTGTGTGCTGGGATATTCATCGGTGCTATTGTAATGAGTAATCACAGATCCTTACAGTCTCAGAAGGACCTAGAGGTTGCTAAGGTATTATCGGGCATTAATAGGTTCACTCTTGACAATCTTGAAGAGGTAGGGCAGATGACTTTGGCTGATTATGAGGACCTGTTCTATGACTACATCTATGAGTTAGAGTTTGATCCTAATCTTCATATTACACATGAAGATGTATTGGATAGAAGATATTGTTATTGTTATTAATAAATAAATAAGATTATGAAAACATTTCCAACTATCAAAGAAATGGAGAATGCTTGCAGATATGCATGGCATGCCTCTGACTGTAAGTATAATACTGAAGATCATTCTTTCAGAGTGATAGAACTTATTCCCTTTCCAGTGTATTATGGGGGGTCTATGGATTGTGTAGATTTTGAGGAAGTGGCTCACAGAGTCACTTTCCTTGAAGCATACCGCATTTGGTCTGATATTACCAATCCTGAGGTACCAGAAGTTATTCCAGAACCTGTGTCACCTTGTTATGGTCATGGACCAGAAGAATTTGATTTACCATTCTAAACAAATAAACTGAATATGAAAATAATTACTAATAAACAACTTACAGCGGCTCTCCTTAGGGGAGCTGTTGTTGTATCTGGCAGTATGGCAACATTTGCTGCTATGCTGTTCACTGAGAATGTTTATGCTCTATTCACAGTTGCTGCGATTGGGGCTAGTTGTATAACACTTATAATATCAGAAATAAAATGAGAATGTCAATTAGAGTAGGCAGTTCTGACCTAGAAGGCAGACTGTCTGAGCTTAGAAAGGCTCATGAGGAATTCCAGCAGATTAAAGACTTGCTGGATAGTGGTGCTAAGATTACTGGTGCTAGAGTTAAGAGACCAAGAATTAAGAAGGAAAAGCAGCCTACAAGGGTTGTAATCTCTGTATTTGGTAATAAGCTCACTCTTACATGGAGTGAGTATATGGAGAAAGGAAATGGTTTTAATATAATTATGAAACTTTATGACTAGAGAAGAAGCTATTGCACTTGCCAGTAAATATGGGCTAGAAGCAGAAGTGATTTATTGTATGGATGTTCTGAACATGACTCCTGAAGAAGCATGTGATGAATGGGATGTTTAACTATTAATATTATCAATTATGAAGAAAATGGTATTACACACTAAGAATTATGGAAAGCAGTTTTGCAAGTACATTATGGTTGAGAATGGTATGGTTGTAGTAGATTTCTACTTACCAAAGTATAACATTTCAGTTATCTGGGAAAAGAATGATATTGTTAGAATTTGTGATGTGAGGGATACTGTTGATGGCAAGAAGACTATTGTCAGATTTCAGGTACATCCAGCTTACTGGTGTGGTACAGGATTCTTTGATAAGAAGTTCAGAACTGTTCCTGCATGTAATACTGTACCTAGTGCTCTTACAGACATATTTAATAAATACATCAAGATACTATGAGATACTATGTCTATGATTCAGTAGGGAAGCTTCTCAGGAGTTTCCCTACTTACAGTGCTGCCTACACCTTCAAAATTATGGCTGGTAGGCATGATTGGAGAATAATAGAGTTGAACAATAAATACTATGGATTATGAAAGATTGGGCTATTACAGAAGGTCTCCACTATCTGAGTGGAATAGATGAAGTTATTATTCCTGCTGATTTGGAATATGACCCTTATGCTGAAGATAAAGATGCTATTGCTCTTATTATAGATGGCAAGCATTATATATCTTATACAGACCCTTATGATGGGTACAGGTCTTATGGTTGTTTCTATGAAACTAACTTTGGGGATTATAAGATACTCAACAGGTTTTCACCTCAAGCAGTTATTGCTGAATATGATAGCTGGAATTATGATGATGAAGATAACTACTATCACTGTGAGGGAGATATACTGATTCTTAGAGATGCTGTAACCAAAGAAATAGTTCTTAAGGTGGGAACTGACCATTCAGACAGTTATTACCCTTATGCTATATTTGAGTGGCATCCAGAGAATTTATCTATAAATAAAAATAGATAATATGGCAGATTTCAGAGAAACATTAACAGTGGCTAGGAATGCTACTTGCTTTATGAGCTATGCTTGGTGCTGGGTCAAGGAAGACTTGGCAGAACTTGATGAGAATGAACTTCAGTCTCCTCCAGCTGCAATAGACTGGAATGAGAATGCTACTATTGGAGAGGTTACAGATTGGATTGAACACTTCTGCGATAAGGAAGATAAAGGCTTTTCAGCTTTACAAAAGTTGAGAGACAATGGGCACATTAGGTTAATAGATAAATATTAAATAACTAGAATTATGAAAACTAAAAAGATTTACATCGTAAATCACCATGAAGAAGATGGTGCTGATTATGAGCATACATCATGGGATACAGATTACTATTTCTCCACATGGGAAAATGCTTATGCATTCCTATGTAATCAGATTATGGATGAATATAAAGGCAGTTACATGTTATCTGTAGTACACTTGGATACTCAAGAAAAGACTGTACTTGAAAAGTCTCCTTGGGGAGGATATACTTGTCCAGAAGATGACGATTGGGAACCTGAGCCAGATTATGATAACTGCAGTTACGATGACCCCTATGATCCTCATAGTGATGTGTATCATGCTTTTTATTATTTGGAATATGAGGAGGCCTGTGAGCAGGAAGTTGAAGATGAGTGGATGAATACTCCTCATGAGCAGTATGAACCACTGCATGAGATAGAAGAGGATAGAATTAATGCTATGTCTCTTGAAGAGTTACTAACTGAATTAACTAACAAACTTTAATCATTAGAATTATGAAAAAGAATGATGTATTTAAATTCACAGCCCCTAATGGAGTTGAAGTAACAGCTGTTGTAATAGATAAAGTTCCTTGTACAGGAGGAGTTATGACTGACACACTTTACTGCTATGCTCAGAATAGAATATTCACATATATAGAAACTGGAGCATTACACAAGTATGGTGAAGTCATTGTAGATTATTGCATAATTCCTGAGCTGGATACTCTATTGTATGGAAATTCAAGAGAGGATTCAGAAGATGAAGAGGTTCCTATAGAATATCCTCACTATGATGATGAGCTTGAAGCTCTAGAATCTTTGAAGAAAAACTTTTAATGTTTATAAACTGTTAGTAATTATGAAAATAGCTAAAATTAAATCTATAGTACTTGATAAGGCATTGCAGGACAGAGAGAACTTTTGGACACTCAGTGTATATCTGGGTGAGTATAGAAGGACTGAAGATGGGTGTTTCATCTCAGAAGTTGTTAGAGACTCTGATGGATGGACAACTAATCTCAGGCTATCTCTTGGAGATTACCTCTTCAATGAGCAGGCTGAAGAAGCTAAGAAGCTTTGGAACCTTGCTAAAGGTATTACTGAAAAAGGTGTTATTGACTATAAAGTTGTCAGCATAGTAGAGATTTAAATTCTACTCCCTATTACTTCCCTTAACTAATAATCAAACAATATATTTAACTAAAAACCAGAGGCTCTTAGAGGTTCTGGGGAGCATTGCTATGCCCTCAGTTTTAAGTGAGCTCAGTATATTATGAATATTTTCGCTGCTTTAAGAGTGTATGCAGGTAAATGGAATGAAACTGCTAAGAGAGTATTTGCTCCTGAGGAGATTGCCGCTGTATCTAAGGCTGAAGTAGTTGAATCCAATTATGGGTTATCTGTCTGCTTTTTCATGGTTTCAGGAGGGCAGACCTATATACCCCTTGATCAGAACAGTTCTCTTGTAGTAGGGGACATAGTTGACCTTACTAAGGCAGAGCTTGTAACTCTTTCCAAAGTGGGAGAGAAGGATATCTACAGAGTAAGAATATAATCTGAACTATATAAGGCTGGGGAGGCATATATCTCCTCAGCCATTCTTTTTTAAAGTCACAAGGTAGGAGCAAGGTATTATAGGCTGGAGCAACAAAGCCATAGAGTTATTTTTAAGTCACCATTGCAGGTGCAAGCTATGAGAATGGCTAATCACTCCTCCTATGGTCCTGGCGATATTGCCATAACCCTTTAAAAGATATAAGTTATGAACATCTTTTCAGCATTGAGAGTTTATGCAGGTAAGTGGAGTGAGAAGGCACGTAGAGCTTTCTCAAGTGATGAAATTGCAGCAGTTAGTTCTGCTACAGTAGTTGACAGCCAGTATGGGCAGTCTGTATGTTTCATGATGAAGTCTGGAGGTATGACCTTTATACCTTTGGACCAGAACAGCTCTAAGGCAACTGGGGATACAGTTGACCTTTCAAAGGCTAAGTTAGTCACTCTCTGTAAAGAGGGAGAAACTGACATCTACAGAGTGTCCTGCTAAATAGAGATAAGCCAGGGGTAATCCTACCCTTGGCTATTCTTTTTTAAAGTATGAGGTAGGAGCAATGTTCCTGTAAGTGCAATGTAGTTCCCTCTTTCTCTTCTTTCTTTCTTTATATATATATTTATATATATATATTTCTTTCTTTATTCTCTTTTAATTTATATAATATAATATATAGTAATAGTACCTGCAGAAACTTTTCAAAAGGTAGTACTTTTTTAGATAAAATGTTTGCAACACTTTAGCTCAAATGTTAATGACATTTTAGCTTAAATGTCTATAACACTTAAGAGTAAAAGATGGCAACATTATAGAGTGCTAGTAATAAGACTTTAAAAATATAGTGGATGATAATAGCGTAACATGCTGATTATCAGACACATATACCTCTACCCTCAAAAACAGGGAGAAAGTGGGAGGGGTAGAAAATACATATATCTCATTAATAATAACACATCTTACTTGCTAGATTCACATACTCTTTATGGATTTTACCAGAAAACTACCTCTTTTTTCAAAGTTTTATTTAGGCAAAACGGCATTTTTCTGCAACTTTTCTTGCAATTGTAACATATAATAGCTACAATTGATTATATCTTAATATTCCTATCTCCTTACTGCAATCTCTTATTATATACCTCTTATAAGACTTGCTAATCACTCCTTCTCTGTCTTTGCCTTGGCTTGGGATTGAGCTATAATTATTTACCTCTTCTCAGTCAAAGCAATAGCATTCAACAATTAACATTAACATTTATCAGGTGTGCCAGATACCAAAATAAATCCTAAGGGCATAGGTGAATTTGATGAACATTTTTAGTTCTCTTCGTGTTTATGCAGGCAGTTGGGCAGTTAAGGTAAGTCGTGCTTTCAGTCCAGAGGAAATTAATGCAGTTGATCATGCAAAGGTAGTTGATTCTCAGTATGGAAGCAGTGTGTGCTTCTTTATGAAGTCTGGTGGGCAGACATTCATTCCATTGAGTACCAATTCATCTCTTGCAGTAGGTGATGATGTGGATTTGAATAATGCTAAGTTATTGACGCTTGGCAGAGCTGGTGATGCTGATATCTATCGTGTAGAAGCATAAATTTTAAGAATAGCCTTTGAGGGTTAGACACTTCGTGTCTTTCCTCCATTGGCTATTTCTTTTTTAGTAATAGAGATGAGAGCAATATAATGAAAGACATTATACTTGGAACAGTGTTATGCATAGTAGTACTTGCATACCTGTATATATCAATACTTATTATTTAAAGGGTTAGTAGGGGAGTGGTGGTTGTGGTTATTAATAACTACACCTACTACCCCCACTTTTTTACCATCTTAAAAACAATATCTTATGAAACAATCAGCAAAGACACAGGCTCTCCATGACATTAAGGAAGAGCTGAAGAGAGAAGGCAAGGTGTTCATTGCCTTTAGAAAAGAACTCAATGCTCCCATGAGGGAGATAGTCAATGAACAGTTAAAGCAACAAAGAACTGCATATTGCTTCAGTCCTTTGTTCAGCAAAAGAAAGGAGGCAGGTGATGAAACACTATAAGCTTGTAGCATCTTGCTTCATGACAGTATCTGGCAGGTATAAGTACATTAACTATGACCTAAAGGAAAAACTTAGGTCTGATGGATCCAACACAAAAGTACCTACCTTTGAAGCGAAGAAGTAGAAGGAACTTTCCTTTGTTACATATATAAGGTTATCAGCAGGCTATGTTTAACTTAAAATACCGCTTTGATTAATTATAACCCCCTGACTGATAACTATATCAATGCCTATGTATCCCTGTAATATATAGGTATAATTCCTGTGAGTTAAAGGGTGTTGTAGCAGGTGGCTCCATGCCAAGAACACCCATTTATTGTAAAACCGAAGGTTATGATACATTAGAATCCTATGGTGTGGCAGGGCACATCATAGGTTTTATAAGGAAAGATTATGGAAGAGAAACCAATACCA